CCCTCGGCGTGCTTCGAGACGATGCCCTTCGAGGAATCGCCCACATCAAGCTTTGCCGGCGACGACGAGGTTACCACGGTTAATTCAGCCGCGGGTCCGGTGCCGGTCGCGACATTGGCAACGACCGGCCCCTGTGTGATGACCGTGAGGTGGTCGCCCGCTGCATACCCGTCCTGTTCGTGGTCATCGCCAGCGATGCCGTACACAACGTCGGTGTCTGTTGCGGCGACGACTTCACCGGAACTATTCAATGTCCCTCCGAAATCGCTTCGGCGGCGAGCCGCGTTTCCTCATCTGTCTGCGACGGATGCAATGACTGTCCTAAGTTGAGTGACATATATTATTCACCTCGACCTCGAAGTTCCGCAAGTTCGGTTTCAATCTCATCGCGTCGGGCGTCGGCAAGCCGAGAGTCGTGTCCCTCCAGCTCCGACAGTTGTTCCTCAAGTTCCTGTGCTCGTTGTCGCTCGCCCGGGGCAAGTTCCGCTGCCTCGCCACCGGCACCGTCGCCGGCGCGAACCGCCGGTTCGGGGTCGTCGTCCGTGACCGACGTTTGTTGCTCGTCGTACATCGCGGCGAGTTCGCTAACTTCGAATTTCTCCGCCATCGTCTCGGCGTCGAGGACGTCGCTGTCGGTGGCGAGTGCCTCGGCGTATTCGTCGGCGACCTGTTCGCGCTCGGCTTCGAGTTCTTCAACCCGTTGTTCCAGTNTCCAGTTGTTCGATCCGATTCCGCTTGTCCGTCAATTCGGATTTGAGTTCGTCTGTCGTTGTCATTTCTTCCTCGTCGTTTTTCATGTCGTGTCCGCTCATCATTCCATAATCACACCCGTCGCGCTCGGCGGCTCGCATGACCATCTCGGGATCCATGTCAAGCGTCTCGGCCATCCCCTCGATGATATCCTGTGAGGGGCAGCCGACGTCGCCGCGCATGATAGACCGCATATGACCGTGCGAGCACCCGCCGGCCTGAGCCATGTCCTCCATCATCTCGGATTTCTTCTTGCCATGACCCATCATGTGTTCGGTCATCTTGCCGCGCATCATGTCGGCAAGATGCCCGCCGAGTTCGGCGTCGGGATCGGCGTCTGTGTCGTTGTGTGTGTTCTCTGTCATTGTTCGGTTAGTCGTGGTCGTATCAACCGCATCAACCGCAGAGACCTCGCCCTGTTGAGGCTCATCGGTCTCGGTCTCGGTTCCAGTGGTGGTCGACGTCACCGCCGATAGCCGCGCCGCCAGTTCAACCGCCGGTTCATCCGCGGCGTATGGTGTGCCGGTGTTGCCCTCAAACTCATCATAACTGTCCGCCGAGATCGGATTCGCTTCTGATTCCGGCGGACCGAAAATCCGTCCCATCGTCAGCGTCATTCTCTCGAACGTGTCCCGCGGCATCTCATAGTCGCCTTGCCCCCGGGCGTCGAGATTCCCGCGTCGCAGATAGCCCTCGGAATCGACCACGGGGTATGATGATTCGGATTTTGATGACCCTTCGATCAGGTAGTGTCCCTTGTAATCATCGCCGGGAATCGCGGACTCATCAAGCTCGCCGGTCCGAACGCCTCTGAAGTCGACGGGTCCGACCGTTTGATATTCGTTCAGTTTTGCGACCGGCGCTGTCCCACCGAGTCCGGCGTCCATGTCCCCGACGACCGCGACGAAGTCACCGTGTGACTCACCCGGCATATACCAGACCTCGCCCTCGAAGTCATGTTCGTGGGTGCCGTTCAACCCCATCGCCTCAGCCGCATCCGCCGCGACCGACCGTTCAGGATATAATAACTGAACCTGCTCGCTCGGGAACGGAAGCCGGACGTCAGCGCCACCGCCACCGTCGCCATGTTCGGCAAGTTCGTCCTGTTCTCGCAGAACCTCAATCAACTGGTCGTGGCTCTCCCCCGGCATGAATATCGTCTCGCCGTCGACGTCCATCGTGTGAATCATCTCATCACCAGCGAGGTCGCTACCGTCGCCGTCACCGATGCCGAGGAACTGCGCCGCTTCGACGGCTTCGCCGGGGTTGCCGAACCGATACTTATCCGGAATCTCGACGTCGCTGTCACCTGATCCGTGTTCGCTCATCGATTCATCCTCCCGTGCGGCTTCGACCGCCTGTTTCATCTCCTCAAATGGCTCAAGATAGAAGCCCCACATCGCAAGTTGGACGGGACCACACCGGGGGTCATCATCCTCGGATTCCATTCCAAGCCATTCCATGCGCCCCCAGTCGGTCGGTGGGTCGTCGGTTGCCGGTCCCTCGTCGCCGTGCCCGTCCAGATACGTCGACGGACCGTATTGTGCAATATCGCCACCACTTGCGACGATCTCCGGGGTCAGCTCATCATCGAGTATGGTCTGTCCCATTTCTTCGCCGACGCCCGTGCCGCAGTCACCGATATCCTCGCTGTATTCATTCTTCGCGTCCATCGCCGCCTCGATGGCGTTCTTGACCTTCGCCGGCGCTTCGAGGTCGACCTCGGTGCCGTTCACTTCAACCAGTGCCGCGGTTGCTGATTGTTCCTCATCCGGTGGGTCATAATCTAAGGAATCTTCGAAAATGTCGTTGTCATTGCCGTGGTTGATTGCCTTCTCCGACTTGATATCTGAGAGCGCTTCATTGACTCTCGCGTAAGCCCACTGCTGCTGCGTCGCCCCCTTCGAACTACTGAACCACGCCCCGGCACCACGACGGAATACCTTTTTCAGTTGCCCGAGTGTGACCTCTTTCGCTTCGCTGTCGACCTCCTCGTTGTGTTCTTCGACCTTGTTTTCAAGCCCTTCTTCAACGGAATCGGAGATATCGATATCCTCGGGGTCGCCCTCGGTTGATGCGGGATCCGCATCGTCGCCGTCCTCCTCCAGCAGTGCCCGGATCTCGGCGGGCGACAGCGCCGCCGCCTCACCCGGTTCGGCGGATGCGCTCGGCGCGGCTCCGTGCTGGACGATAGCAAGATCCGAAAACTCGATATCGGTCACGGACATTGCATCGCCGCGGTCGGTTTCGACGTCGCCCCCATCATCATGTCGCGCCTCGACGCTGACGGTCAGTCGCCCGTTCGCGATTGAGTCGGCAATCTCATCGTCATCGACCCTCGCCTCGTACACGACGCCCCTGTCCGGAACATAGCCGGCGTCGGTGACTTCGCCGACGACCGTCTCGGAATGCAGTGCCTTGAGGTCTCCCCCGGCAAGCGAGTCGGCGGCGCGTTCGAGTTCGTCCGCGCGCCAAACTTTTCGATCACCGGAGAGACCTTTCGTGACGTCACCGGGTCCGACCGCGACACCGGAAATGACCTGTTCGGCGTTCGCTTCGGTCTCGGTCGATAATCCGGCGACGCGACTCTCAACCGTTGCCCGTGGCATCAGCCGCGCCCTCCTGACCCGAGTATCGCGTCGGCGGTTTCGCCCGCGGTGGTCGTTGATGTATTCTTGACCCTAATGTCGACAGCCTCCGGGGCATCGAACCGGGCGTCAACGCGGTCGACAGCCGGTTCGGTCGCGAAGGTGATGCCGCTGACCGTTCCACCGTCGACCTCAATTTCGAAGTCCACGGCGGCGGTCGCCTCAACCAACACACCATATCGTTCGTGCGAAGCTGTGTCGCTCAACTCAACAAGCGTCCCGGTCGTGGACAAATCGTAGTCCTGAATCTCGTCGTTTGTCATAATTGTGATTTGATAAAATGTTATTGTGACGGCGTCGGCGATGTGTCAGATGATGGGAAGGAGTACACAGCGCCCTGAAGGATGAATCGGCGGCTTCAGCGCATACTCGCCCGCCAGTGAGTCGGGGTCAGATTCACTCGGTTCAAACTGAAACGTCGCGTCATCGATTGTCCGGAGCGGGATTTCGCGACCATCCAAACTTTCACAGATCGGACAGACCCGTGAATCATCGGAATCTGAAAACTCCCCGTGTTGGACGGTCTCGACGCCGGCAGCGCGGTATCGGTCGATTGTGCTTTCGGTATAGGCATTGATAATTTCCGTTCGCGCTAACGTCTCCGCTCGCGTCCGTTGCAGCGATTCAATCTCATACGTCAGCGTTCGCGCCATCTCACGCGGGTTCACGCCGTCGGTCAGTCCCTCCAGTAACGTCGCCCGGACGGTCTCGGTCATCTCGTTTTCAATCGATTGCAGATTCTCATACGTTCGCAGATATATCTCCCGCAGCGAGCGCCGGGGCGCGGGCATCGATCCAAGCGCCGTAATCAGTCCGTCCGCCTCGTCGGCATCACCCGGCAGCGACCCGACCGCGACCCCCTGTTGTCGCAATCTGTTCCGAGCCTGTCGCCACGCTTGTGCGTATGCGCTCCGCATGAATTGTCCGGTATAGTGCTCGCCGCGTTCGACATCCCGAACGCGGGTCGGTTCCAACAGTCCGCGTCGGAGTCGGTCGGTGAACCAGCGCAGGAACGCATCGATATTTTCGCGTCTGGTCTGGAAGCGAAAGACGTCCGGATCATCGTCGTCCAACTCACCGGGGAGCGCTTGCCCGCCGTCCTCGGACAATCCAAAGACGTCGTTTTCGTAGCCGACCTGTTCCCGAACGATGCCGCGAATCGAACGCATCCGCCGGCGAATCTCGCGCAGGAACTCGGAGCGGAGGTTCTCACTTGGGTCGGTCATTCGTCCTCACTCTCACGCT